TTGGGAAGTACTAATATCAAAGCAACATTTACGTTTTCTTTAGAGAATACAGGTTGGACAGCTTTTATACCGTCAGATGATACGAGTGGTTTCCAGAATAATGGAACTATTAGATTTGATAGCGATAACTTAACTGATTGGGATATGCAGACGGTTACTCAAGTTACTGGCGAGGTAGATGCAACAGATTATTATTGGGTTCGCATAAGAAGAAAAAGAAATCTTGTGCCTACACCACCAACTGAAAGCACAATCCAAATTACTACTACAGGAACATTCCACGTTTGGGACAAGGAAGGTAGATTGGGAATTAAAACATTCAATCAGGCAGCAGAGCCAACTACTACAGACTTACCAGCAGGTAAGTTTTGTTTCTGGACTGATACGGATGATTCAAAGCTATATATCTGTTATAATCATGGCGGGACCGTGAAAACAACAGAGATGACGTAAGGAGACAACTATGAACGGTGACCTTGCAATATTGATGAATAAGATGATTACTATCGAAACAAAGCAGTCGGAGCGACATCGCGAGAATAAAGAAGATCTCAAGGTGCTGTTTAAGAAACTCGCTAAGTTAGATAATTTACCTTGTGAGGTCCATACTGAAAGAATGTCAGGGATAGACGGGAAGATTAATTGGCTTTGGACTGTTGTCATTGTTGTTCTTATCGGAGGGCTCGTACTTGGAGTCTGGATGAAAGGAATGTAATTATGCCTGAAGTCTTCTGGAAAGAAATATCTGACATACAGCATGAAATTAAGGGTACGCTTGTAAAGACAGCTGGTATTGAGAAGCTTTGTAAGAACATAAGAAAAGAAGTAGTAGCAGAATTAGATAAGCTTAATGAGATTATATTAAGACAAGCAAATGGAGATAAATAATGTCGGTACAAAAAAACTGGAGATTCTATGAAAATGACGCAGCAGAACCTACATCTGCTTTAGCGGCTGAGAATGCTAAGCCTACATTAACAGATACTGGTAAGATACGCTTAAGAGCAGGAATTTATTCTCAGGGTTATGGCAGTTACATATACCATAATTTACAGTATTCTACCAATGAAGTAAATTGGACAGATTTTGGTTCAGGGAATCATTGGGATTGGGCAGATGGTGCGGCTACTGGTAGCACTCAGGTTACAGGCTATCTTCTTTCGGATACTATTGACAAAGGATATTATCTAGAAGCTGGCGGGTTAGGTTGGATATATTTTATTAGTGCTTTCTTTGAAAATGATTATTGTATACAGCAAACAGGTAATGCTTCAAGTGGTACTACTTATTATTTTAGGATATTAGATATCTCGACAGAAGTGCCTTTAGGAGACGGAGAAACACATGCTCAGGTAACGACTTATAGTACTGCTTCAGCTTCACCAAGCGCATCACCCTCGGGGAGCGTTTCATCTAGTCCTTCATCATCAGTGTCTAGTTCACCAAGTCAATCAGCTAGCCCAAGTGCTACACCTTCTAGCTCAGTAAGTGCTAGTCCTAGTTCTTCGTATTCGTCTAGTGTATCGGCTTCGCCTTCATCTAGTCCATCTAGTTCAGTTAGCGCTACACCTTCATCGAGTCCGTCAATTTCATCAAGTGTTAGTGCTAGTGTATCATCTACACCTTCAGCAAGTATTAGTCCTTCAGCTTCAGTGAGTGCGTCACCATCTGCTAGCCAAAGTCCTTCGGCTTCTGTAAGTGCTACACCAAGTTCTAGTGTAAGCGCAAGTGTTAGCTCAAGTCCATCTTCTAGCATTAGTCCATCATCTTCTGTAAGTAGCTCTGTGTCATCTAGCCCTAGCATTTCATCATCTGTTTCAGCAAGTCCTAGTTCTAGTGTTTCAGCAACACCTAGTTCTTCGCCTTCAGCATCTACTAGCTCATCACCAAGCGCGTCTGTTAGCGCGACACCAAGTTCTTCACAATCACCGAGTTCTAGTGTTAGTAGCAGTCCAAGTTCATCAGTAAGCGCAAGTCCTAGTAGCAGTAGAAGTCCTAGTGCAAGCCCCAGTGCGAGTCCTAGCTCAAGTCCTAGCCCTAGTGCAAGTTATATGTATGACCCAATAGTTACCGCTGGATGTCCTCAGTGCGGAACTTTATTATATAGCGAGGGAGAAGCTATTCGCTCAGACACAGTGAATCATGGTCGTAATGCAGACAATGAAGACAACTATGTTCGCTGTGCAAGATGTGGGTTCCCTTGTAACTTAAATAGAGACAAACAGAGTAGACGTGGTTCTAAAGATGGATGGGGAATAGAATATTCTGAGATAGCTAGACCATCAGATGCTGTAACCCATTAATAAAAGGAGGAGTAAATGGAAGGAACAATTTTCCAAACAATTAGTGACTTTTTAATCCAGTGGCTACCAATCGTTAGCGGTGTTGTTGGTACATTTGCAATGATAGCAGTAGTCACACCTAACAAGACTGATGACAAGATAGTACAGCTTTTACTAGACATAGTTAATTTCTTAGGTGCGAACGTTGGAAAGGCTAAGAACGGAGATGTTTAAATTCTTAGGAGAGGCAGCTGCTTTACTTAATAAGGCAGTCGGTGGGTATGACTCACGTGTCCGTAAGGGACTTGTTGATACTGGTGATGACCTAGTTAAGGTACTTGCCAGCAAGAGTAAAAAACGTGATAAGCTTATAAAGCACTACTGCCGTAAGTGGAAAGCTGATAGACAAAAACTAAGATAAAGGAGTTAATAATGACAAGACTAGAAATAAGGACACTTGCTCGCAAAAGGTTAGGGGAGACTACCGAATCTTTCTGGTCTGATAGTGAGCTTAATAATTGGATAAATTTCGGTTGTTCTGATGTAGCTCAGAAATCCAAGTGTCTCAGAACAAACGGATATATTTCTACAACTGAAGTAGCTGCCAACACCTCAGCTGCAGTAGCATCCGAATGGACTCTATCTACAAACTTTACTAATTTATTAGGAGTTTATGAGGTGCAGTTTCACACAGATGGTAAGCGCTGGCAGAAACTTGAACCTATTACTAGGGATGATTTAGACATTCGTTTTCAAGGATGGAGAGATGCTGTTGGTAGAACATATACTACCACAACAACTTATAACTATGAATGTCAACCTGGAATACCAGACTTTTACTGGTGGGACTATGAAGAGGACAAGCTAGGGATATATCCTCCTTGTAACTCAGATAATGCAACATCTAACAATTTAAGGGTCTTTTATACCTATGACCATACAAATATAAGTGCTGACGTTGATTCACCTACGCTACCTGATCCTTTACACCTTTGTGTTATAGAGTTCGTTGTCGCAACTGGATTCTCAACGCGCGGGTTGGGTGAGAAATCTAATGATGCTTGGAACAAATATCATCAAATGATTAAGGATTATCAGATTGAAAGAAACAGGGCAAGGGAAGATGAAGACGTTATCATGAAACCATATCGGAGAATATAATGCCACTAGATGATGCTTACGAACAATTTTATATGAAGACCACTCCCGGTATGAATACAAAGGCTGAGGAGTTGGAACTTAACGGTAAACACGTTAAGCTTGCACAGAACCTAAGGTTTGAGAATGAACCAGGAGCTATAACCAAACGCCCACCGTTGGCTTATTATAATTCATCAGCCGTTGGCACAGGAAGCGGGTGTCTTGGTTTATACAGATACTACGGTAGTGCTAATATAAAGACTATCTTAGCCTTTAGTGATAAGATCCATGTTGGCAGTGATGCAGCAGGAACCTTTACTCAGATAAGAGATTTAGCCTCATCTGGGTATAGAACTTCTTTTGTTACCTATAAAGACCTTGTAATAGGCTGTAACGGGCAGGATGCGCCATGGGTGTATGATGGAGGGTCAGACAACGTTACTTGGGAATTAGGGGCTTGTAAGGCAGTCCTAGCAGCAGGAGGAGCCAATCTAGATAATGGTACAATATATAAGTATAAAGTTACTATAGATACAGATACCTTTGTATGCGATGCTGTCAGTAATACTGTAACAACATCTGCAGCTTACAGGAAGGTAACGTTGAGTAATATACCGTTAGGTAAAGTAGGAACTGCTAATCGTAAGATATACAGGACTGAAGGAGATGGGTCTGCCTATAAACTGTTAGCAACCGTAGCAGATAACACAACGACTACTTATACGGATGACATAGCAGATGGTTCGCTTGGTGCTGCTTATCCAGGCGTAACAGATGAGATGCCTAAAGGCGACATACTAATAGTTAACAAAGAACGTTTGTTTGTAGCTGGTGATCCTAATGAACAAAATAGAGTCTATTACTCTGAACCTTACTTGCCTCACTACATATCTCAGACAGTTGATTTAGATTATCTTGATGTAGCTCCTGAAGACGGGGATGTTATTATGGGGCTAGGTATTCACTTCGGAACAATGATTTGCATTAAGAAGAACACGTTGCGTAAGATGTTTGTTGCTACAGCTGGTTCTGGTGCTGACCCTGCGAGTTGGTACGCTGATGATCCGTTGGCGCATATTGGTACTCCAGTCAAAACCTCTGTCGTATCAACACCTTATGGCGTTGTGTTCTTAGGATGGAACAGTTGGTATATATTCGATGGGTCTAATCCTAGACCAATTATTGATGAGTTTGATACAGCTGATATATTGACCGGGTTATATGATAATGTAGTTACGTATTTTAATAAAGGACTTCTTTATGCTGCTTATGCAGATTCAAATATAGCACCCAACGCTAATGATAAAGTTATGGTTTATAACTTCAAACGCAATACCTTTAGTGTTGATAATATAAATGCTAGTTGTTTCTCTGCTCATACTGGTAGTGATGAGTCTGGTGAACTTTATATTGGAGATAGCACCACAGGATATGTTTATAAAGCTGAAGAATCTGACATGGTCTATAGACTCTCATCTAAGACTCAATGTAATAAAGGGGACTCTGATACTGCCTTTGTTGGGGGAACTGAATCTTCCCCGTACATTGAGATCGGGAGTACAACATCAGCTGTTGCAATACCTGATGATATATGTGTATTCTGGGATGATCCGGACACTAACCCTGGTTCTGGTTGGACAGATATTACTACTGAAATTGAGGGTAAGTATATACTATTTACTAGCGATTCCTATGGAGATACGGGAGGTGGGTCAGGACATACACATGCCCTGAGCGGAAGCTTGTCATCAGATACTGAGCCAAAGGTTCCGTGTGGTGATAATACTGATAATACTTCATTGGGTTCCCACCATACTCATACAGCTACTGGAACTTCAGCTAACGGACAGACTGCACATGGACCAAAGCATGTCCTGTTAAGACTATTTAAAAAGAATAATACCACAACAGAGTATGAGTTTCCTACAGGAGCGTTGATGCTATACGATCAACCTACGCAACCTGAGGGGTTCTGGCTTGAGAATAGTGCTGTTGGGTACTACACAAAAGGTGGCGCTGCTTGCAATTTCTTTGAGAAAATATCAAGCGCTCATTCACATACATTTAGTTATAATTCTGGAAATAGTACTCCAAATGCAGAACAGGCTTCTTATAACGGAACAAGTTGTCCAACTCAAACTGCACACACTCATGACCTTGCAGGTACAACGTCTTCTGTTGATGATAATAACTGGGAGTTAGATAATGTACAATTTACTTTTATTAGGAAGGTAGGAGAACAAAGCACATGGGATGGTGTAGCAAATTATATCTACTGCTTGTATGCTAGTAACGGTGCTGCTCCTGATTCTTCTTGGACAAAAGTCACAGCATATAATGGACGTTTTCTTAAGGTAGGGAACTCTTCAATAGATACAGGATCAACTTCTGGTTTAAGCCATACCCATACTGTTGAATCGGGATCTACTGATTCTGCTGATTTCAACGGGACAAAAGCAGGTGGAGACGGGGATACCTCAGCTATTGATGTAGAACATAGCCATGAGAAATTGATCACAGTAACTGCGGGAAGTCATACTCTTCCTCCTTGGAGCAAGTTTTGTTTACTTAAGAAAGTCTTAGGGCAAATGAAAGATTATAATGCAGCGATCACAACATCTGCTACTAATGGAGTATGGACTTCTCCAGCTATAGAGTTAAATGCAGACACCCTTGAGAAGGTTGAATGGAACTCTTCAATAGCAACTGGTGATACATTCACTTGGCATGTTAGAACTGCTGCTACAAAAGCACTTGTTGAAGATGCAACTGCTATTACGACAGTTACAAATGCTACTAACCTATTCACAAAGGCAAGCCATGGACTTACTAATACAGATAGAGTCATCATTGATGGAACTGCTCTACCCAACGGTATTCTTAATACTATTATGTATTACGTTGTTGGTGTTAGTGGAGCAGATTTCCAAGTGAGTAAAACATCTGGAGGATCAGCTAAGTCGTTCTCTTCTGATGGAACAGCTGTAACGTTTAAGAAATGGGAAGATGCTCAAACAGTTAGCGGTTCTGCAATAGGAGCAACGGCTAACGTGTGGTTGCAATATATATGTGTATTCACGGCAGTAGATACAGTTGTGTCTAATCCGAGGATATCAATATCTAATAACTTTATAGTTAAGATAACTTATACTAAACAGGGAACATTGGCAGAAAGCACTGTTGAGATGATCTATGAAACAGGGTTTATGAATGCTGACGCTCCTATGTTAGATAAATTATGGAAAAAGATTGTCCTTAATCACAAGGGAGAAAAAGGAGCTTTTGTATTCTCATGGGAAACAGAAAACACTTCAGGGTCATTTACTATTGATCTTACAGTTAACCCAAAGATGTGGGATGCGTTCTTCCCAGCCAATGCAATGGGTAAGAAGATGAGCTTTAAGGTCTATAAGAATGACACAAATGCGTTCCAGATGAAGGAGATACACGCTTTGTATACAAGTAAACCGCTTATTATATGATATATATACAATTTAGGAGAAATATATGGCTATAGATGAGGTATATAAAATAAACTCGTTAAAAGAAGATGAAACATCTACGTTAAAGAAAGCTTTATCAAGTATTGCCGAGCAAGCCGTTGGCACACAGTTCACCGATAGTGCTCCTTCTAAGGTGCCTGTTGGTAAGTTGGTTGTTTATGATGACGGAGCTGGTACCGTTGGGGTAAGTGTTAAGACAGGGGAAGGGAATATCGTTGCGTTAACACCAGCAGTAGCTGAAGCTAATCCTATAACAATATCATCTTCGGTTGCGTCTGGTACAGCCATTGATGGAGCAATCTGGATACAGTACGTATAATGGCATATAGTTCAACTAATACTGGAGGTGGTTGGGGATTTGACAGGTGGAACACAGATAGGGGGTCACTCTCAGCGGGAACTCTTGCGAATGCTTTTGATGATGACTTGGATACGTATTATAATGTAAGATGGACTGAAACGAATTACAATCAAGGGTTTGTTCAATCTATAACTTCATGGACTTTTACTGAACAATATGTTGATGAGATTACAGCTAAGTTTGGATATGCGTTTTACAATAGAACAAGAGATTTATTACATACATATGTAATAGAAGCATATTATAGTGGTAGTTGGCATACTATTGCAAATGGGGATATGACAGGTGGAAATGGAGGGACGCAAACATTAACTGGAACCTCGTTAGGATTAGTTTCAACTTCTGGCGTAAGAATTACAATGAGGCACGAGGCAGATCTCAATGGTAATTATCCTTATTGGTTAGAAACAAGGCTTTACGAATTACAAGTACCAGGACTTAGACTTCCGCTATGGACTATGGTTTCTGGCACCTGGAGAGAAGTTATAAATGTTTGGGTCAGAAAAAGCGATTCGTGGAAGGAAGCAATAAGTATTTGGGTAAGAGATGATAGTACTTGGAAATAACATAAATGTAAGGAGGTAAACATGGCTTTTAATTTAGGTGGAGCAGCATCGGGAGCAGCGTCAGGTGCCTCTATGGGGTCAATGGCTGGACCTTGGGGTACAGCAATAGGAGGTGTTGCTGGCGGGGTAATGGGAGCTTTTAGCGGAGGAGGCGAAGGTCAACAATATATGGCTCCTCAGTGGCTACAGAACCCTGAAGATGCAGGAGCTGCTGATTTCAGGAACTACAATAGGGACTATACACAAGGCATGATGCAAGACATTCAGTCTGGTGTTGACCCTATGCAGAACAGAGCAGATGCTCAATACGGTATGGAGATAGATGCGATTCGTAGAGAGAATCTCGGAGTTGCTGGTGATAGAGGAAACAGTCTATGGGGTCAAGCTATGCAACAGATGTCACAGTATGGTCTTAATCCTAAGCAAATGTTAGCTCAAAAGAAGAAGATGATGCTGGGTATGCAAGGACAGTTTGATGATACTCGGTCTAGGATATATGGAGGAGGCACAGATTACATGCGTAATGCTTCCCTACAACTTCCTCGGATAGGCAATCAGCTGAGAGAAGGAGCACAAGGTCAATGGTCAGCTGGTATGATGGGTGGAATGCCACAAGGTAGTCAACCAGATATGGAGGGAACTATGGCTGGTCTTAAACAATTTGGAGGTGCTTTAGGTACTCTTGCTAATAGAGCCTCAAAGCCATCTGTTTCTCCTGCGGGCTATGCCCATAATCCAAATCCTGGAGCTGGTCAGGCAACAGGAGGGTTTAGTACCCCATCTAACTATAGGGGAACAGTAACTTATCCGGGCGCAGGACAAGGTCCGTACCAACCAAAAGTATAAGGAGGAATACTATGCCAAACGCATTTACAACACCACCAGAATGGAATACTGTTCCTGGAACTCAACCTAATCAGTTTATGGACTTTGTTAATTCATATACTAAGTATCAAGGTGATAAGGTCAGGGAAAAGAAAGAACAAGGAATTAGAGAACAAGAACAAGTAAGTAAGGAAAAGAACGTTCTTATGCAGGCTCTCGCTAATAACAACAGAATTTCTCCAGCTGAAGAGGGAGAAAAAGGAGCCAAGAAATACGGCGCTAACTTCTGGAAAGTTATTGACAAGAAAGAAACTGCACAAGATGCTCTTGCAAAAGCTAAAACAAGTACAGAGAACTTCAAGAACTCTCAAGAAGGTAGAGATCAAACGTTCTTGAATAAGTTTGCGTATGATCCTAATAGTGTATGGATGTTCACTGGAGATGACAAGCCAGCTGGGTTATTACAGGCTAAAGCAGAAGAAGCATTAAATGCTAAGCTTGGAGCCAGGGATTCTTTACGACTATCTCGATTAGAAATGTCTTATAAGAATGCTCCTGATATTGTGAGCAAGAAGAAAATCTTAGCTGTTTCTTTAAGAAAACAATTACCTGAAGCTTCAATGGAATCTATTGTTACTATGGTTAATGATCTTGTAGATAATCACGGTGACGATATATTCAATGAGAAACTAATTGGAGAGGATAAACCATTTAGAAAACCAGCTAAAGACATAATGAAGAAGAAAAAATAAGGAGTTCCAATGGCAGAATACGAAGATGCTTTGAAGGAATTTGATAAAGCTTTTGGGGAGTCCACAGTCTATAATACAGGAGAGTTTGATAATTCTTTTGTAGATGATAACTTTGGTGGTGAGTTTGATAAGGCGTTTAATAGCGCACCTAAAAAACAAGCTGTCTCGGAAGCACAGCGTAAAGTTGAAGTGCACGAACAAGCACCTCCATCTGGTCCATTTGCTAATATTAAGTCTATTCAGAAGATAGGAGAAAGCAAAAGCAATATCTTTGGTAAGGCTTGGAAGACAGCTACTTCCAAAGAGGTGTCTAAAGAGCTTGTAGACCAAATGGATACGACTGCATATGGAAAGAAACTTCGTAAAGCTTGGTACGGAAAGAAGACTTCTGCTCAGGTTGCACAAGAAGAAGCTAAGAAGATTGAACCTTCAAGGGTCATTATAAAGAATGCCACTCAGGGAACCATTGGAACTGGTTATGAATTAGCAACAGGCAATGAGTATATGTCTGAAGAAGAGAAAGAACTGTCCGGTAAGTATCCTAAGACAGCTATTGCTAGTCAATTAGGTGGTGGGTTAGTCCCTTATATAGGAGCTGCATGGGCTAAGATACCAGCGTTGATCGCTTTTCCTGTTATTAATATGCTTAACGAAGGAGCAAACGTTAGGTCTAGAGAGAAGGATTTATCTGGTGGTAGGAAAGCTATGAAGCTGGGAACTGCTGGTGTTAGAGGACTTGCAACAGCTTGGATATTTGGTGCAGCAGGAACTATGGATACACTGTTGGGTAGAGTGTTGGCACGCTCCGGAGGTGCTGGATTAACTGCTACCGCAGAGACAATAGCTCAACAAGCTCTAAGTGAAAAAGATATTAATATGAATCAAGCCTTGGCTGATGGTGCTATGACAATGGCAACGATTGGTATATTAAGTATTATTTCCGAAGCGCCTGCATTACGAACTGCTGTTATGCGAGAAGCTAATGGATTAGTTAAGAGAAACCCAAGAATCATAACTACAAAAGGCGCTAAGGCTAGATTAAGTGGACGTGTTGTTACTGTAAAGAACCCAAAGAAACTTTCTTATGGTGAAGCTAAAGAGATTGTTCGGCTTACTGGTGTTAATCCTCAAGAACTATCCCCTGTATTCAAGAACGCTTTACATTCTCAGAAACGAAAGATATTCCTAAAGAGCTTAGAAGAAGAAATCAATGGTCTTGATACTCCTTTCTGGTTCAAGTTATTGCATCCTAAAGCTGGTAGTCTTACAGAAACTAAAGGTTTCGTTAGAGACCTTGCAAAATTAAGAAGCACTAAGGCGCGCGGACAAATGCTTGAGAGTTGGTCTGCTAAGTTGGCTAAGGGTGGAGATGCTAATAAGGCAAGGGCTGCAACGTTGGTTAAGTTTAAGAAGGCTATTGTTGCTGGGGCTGATCCAGTAGACATTCTAATGAGAGATCAGTATTTAAGTAAGCTTAAGAACACGCTACATACAGAGACTATGAAATCGTTAGTACAGAAAGAAGGTACTGAATATGTTGCAAGAGATGTGACCGGTAAAGAGCTGTCTAGGGCTTCTACCAAGAAAGTTGCACAAGATCTGGTTATTGATAAGTATAAGAACCTTAATGCCTTTGGAGAGGAATGGGTTTCTGAATCTCCCTTGGATCCAAACATCTTAAGTCAAGCCGTTGGAGGAATGGATTTAACTCTTCACCCAACGAATGAAGATGTTGCAACAACTTCAACTACTGTCACTACTGATGAGAAAGGCAACGAGAAACTTGAGACAGTAGCTCAACCTATTAACAATGAGTTTGATAGCCTTGATCAAGAAAGAGAAACTCATAAGACAGCAACAGAAGCGGTTGTAGGTCTTGGTATGAAATACAAGCATGATAACGCTGATACTGTTTTGACATACGATCAGATGCCGTTGGAACTAAGGCGTGATATACGCGCTCATATTCTTCTTAACGGAATAGAAGGACTAGATGAGTTCATTACACAAGAACTCCATACAGGAAAGGTTTATGAGTGGAAGGGTGATGTTAAAGATCCAGAAACACAAGTCTGGGTGGGTGAGGAACTATTTCACGGGAACTCTCCGTTTATTAAGATAAATGAGTTAAGCAACAACCTTGATAAGGCACTGTATAAGTTCAAGGATATGAATGAGCTCACGTTCTTGGGACCCAACGCTAGGGGTATTCACGGCACGTTAAAGGGTGAACAGCAAAGAAGACAGTTGGTTGAAGCAGAACAAGCTGAGCTTAAAAAGGTCGGGCTTGATGACAAAACAGTAGAGAAAGAGTTAGAGGAGAGAGTAGAGAGAGTCCAGGAAAAAGTGAAAGAGTTGGATGAGGTGTATCATGGTGTTACAGGAGGGCGAGGGATTTATGAGCCTGGACAACCACATGAAGGAATATTTTTTGCAGAAACGAAAAAGGACGCTGAGGAATATGCAAAATCTGGAACAAAAAGAATAGAAGGTGACCCTAAGCCTAGAGTTTTGCCTCATAACATTGATAAAAGCACTATTTTGAATTGGGATAAGCCATTGACTGCATTACAGAGATCTAAATTGGGATTAGATGATAAACCTACTCTTTCGTTTAAGGATATGGAAAAAATAAATAGTCAATTAACTTATGACGGAGGGGAAGAAGAGTCTTATATTAAAATGAATGAACAAGCGGCTCAACTTGGTAGGGCTATTTATGAAAAATATAACTGGACAGAAGACACCCTTCAGAAGGCTGGGTTTACAGGAATACATTTCAATGATGAAAGAAGCTATCTAATATTTAGGGTAGGAGATGACTTTTTTAAACAGCCTACTATTAAAGAAGCCTTTTCTCCTGAACAATTTATACCAGCTCCTACTGACACTTCAGAGTTCGAAGAGTCATTTAACGAAGTTGATACTATGTTTGCTGAGTTTTCTGGACAGTTCGGTGCTGAACCTGCACAAGGTGTGGATGTTGATACTATGTTTGCTGAGTTCTCAGGACAGTTCGGTTCAGAAAGCCCTGAACAAGGCTCAGATGTTCAATGGCAAGCTGGCAAGTATGCCGTAGAAGAATATGAAATGGAGATTGCAACTATCTTAGAAACGTTGGATGATTGGTTTAACACCCTTACTGCTAAACCTTTCAAGGATGGTCTTGCTATGCACCTTGGTAACTTAGGGGTTATCACGGCAAGTGAGCTCGCTGAAACTGATGTTGGGCATAAAGATGATGTGATTTACGGAAAGAGCAGCCCTAGCTTAAAGGAATCTATCACTGAAAGCCATAAGTTAAGAAGTACCGAGAAAGAAGAGGTTCATTTAATAAAAGCTATGCGAAGAACCAATTTGGATAAGTACAAAGAAGAGTTAGCAGCTATCCATAAGAAGGTTATTGCTACCTTAGAAGACCCCAATGCTGACTTGTTTATGTCACTAGCAGCTTTGAACGCTCTTAAAGAAACGTTGAAGAAGCGACCAGACGCTCCTTTTGTTCCTTCTGCTGGGTGGACTAAACCAACGTCTGGTGAGTTACGTAAGATAATTGATAACCTTACGAAAATTATTGGTGAGGTGGAAGAACAAGCTAAGGAAATCGGGTATATTTATATTGATGAGTTAGATAAGATTATTAATGGAGAATTAGTTAACGAAGAAAGAGTTGGGGGGATACAAGATGAGAAACTCAGAACTCAATTAGATGAGATTGTTAAGATGTCTCCCAATACAACGCCTGAACAGATAACTGGTATCATGCGTGTGCTTAAACAGAATAAGACAATTCATCCTTCATATATAACTAATGCTCCTACAGCAGAGAAATGGAAGAGTGGACGACCTGTAAGTAAAAAGCTTGAAGAGGAATTGGTTTGGACTATGGTTGCTACTAATAATCCCAATGATAACGACCCAGGTGAGTCAGAGACAGATCCTAAAACAAGACTCCAACCATCACACGTTGAGAGGTTACCAACAGGTGAAAAGGTTGATGGATGTCCGTTAACTGCTGGTCTTGGTGACCCTATGGCTCCAAAGCCATTGCCTAGGGAGAGTATGCCTCCTTATATTAATCCTAATAACTTTGGACCATGGCTAAAAGTACACCTTAAAATCGCTCAGATACCTATATTTTCAACGATCTTTGGTGTAGGCGAACCCACTAAGGGTGAAACAGAACAACAGCGTATACAGCGAATGAAGACATATTTAGGTGAAGAACGCATGAGGAAAGGGTTGAGGATTCCTAAAGCTAAGGAAGACATAATTGAAATGTCTCAAAGACTAGCTATAGGTCAAATAGATTACCTTAACTTTGCTCAAGACAAGGGCAAGCAGATAGAAGATATAGGCAAGCAAGCGGTAAGAAACTACGTAGAAACTGAATATAAAGGGTTTAGTCTTACTACTAAGCAGGAAAAGGCGCTTGTTGCCTTGTACGGTGAGATCATGCAACTTGCTAATGAAGAGGTTAAGATAAATTATATACAAGTAGGTGATCATAAGATACCTCAGGTAGCTATTTCTTCTATTGGTAAGGGTGTTCTTTGGGAAGCTGGAAGAATCAAAGGCGTAAAAGATTCCGAGATGCACTCTAATATAGAGAAGAGGCTTGAGTTCCACCGCAGATTAATGGAGATTATACCCGGAGTTAAAGCTATCGAAGATACTGAACTCTTGGCTTGGTCTAAGAGCAGACCTGAGTTGTTCTTCTTTAAGATGCTTACTGAACCAGTACAGGATATACTGATATGGCATAAAGTAAACGTAGAAGATAAGATATTCTTTGCCTTAATCGATTCCGGGTTAATGGACAGAACCAATGTCGTTGCTAACAGAGAGCGCGGGTATACTTCCAATCATGCTAGGTTTACAAATAAGATGAAGAAAAAGAAACCATCAGCAACTGATACTCCTAAGATACATCAGAAACTCTATAGAACAACAGCCGAGTTCCAAAAAGGTTCCGGGTTTGAAGCTGTTACAGACAAAGAAGCGGACAATGGTATGCTTGTTGAAAAGGATTACTCTGCTAGTCTCGGTATATATGTAGAAGAATCTCTTAATAAGATAAAGCAGATAAAGACTATTAAGATGCTTACAGGAATACCTAATGATGATTATGAATTTGGATATATTACATACACACCAGAAGTTGAGAAAAAGCTCGGGAAAGGTGAGGATCCTCATAAATATTTAGAGTCTAAAGGTTATGAGCAAATGAAAGATGCTCCTGGTCTTAGAAGCTTTTATAGAGGTAGCTGGGAAGAACCGTGGGTTCACTCAAGCCTGGCTGATACGCTTAGGTTGTACTATGAAACCCAACGTAAGGGAGGCAATGATCAAGTAGCAGCTTTTCTGAAGTGGAAAGGTCTCCACAAGAAAACAGTTATGGCTATTCCACAGTTATACTTGATACAGATTATATCATCCGCAGAGAGATGGCTGTCTTGGAGTGATAGATGGAAGCTTATTATTGAGCCCATAGTTACAGTTAAGTTCTTGTGGGGTGGTGCTAAGAAGTATAATTTCGGTAAAGACAATAAACCTTTCTCTGATATGCAGACTGATATGTATGACTTGGATAAGCTTGAATCCTATATGCAACACGGAGCTTCCTTCTTCAGTCCTGACTGGGTTAATAAATCCTTCTACGATTCGCCAGAATCAAAGACACACCCGTATAATAAGAGCAACTGGGGTCGTTTCTGGGAGATAATTGGTGGTAAATTTGGTATGGATAGGTACGCTTTCAGTAACGTATTACCTAGGGTTATGTATCGTTATATTGAAGCTGTTGAGAGGCTGATGCTATCAGGAAAAATACCTATCGGAGCTTTCGGAGTAGTGGGTCCTAAGGTTAATGTGGGTGATATGACCCCTGAACAAGCAAGGCGCATTGCGGTTAACTTCTGTAATACATCTTCTGGGTTGATTAATAACACGGTCTATGGTTGGGAGAAAGACTGGCTACAGGCATTTCTCTTTGCTAGAAACTTTAACGTTTCCTTAGCAAAACAGGCTTCGGCTACCATATTATACGGTCCTACTCCTTGGGGCAAGTTATCTAGAAAGAAAAAGAAACTCCGAACAGGAGGTAAGACCTTAGGAGGTAGAGGTAGAGGCTCAGGAGATCCTCGCAATCTTATAACGTGGGGTGAAACTCCCAAGGAAGATCTACAAGCAACAGGAACAATGGCTATGGCTCATCTCGTTAATGTCTTCTCAACGGCATACTTCTTATTTGGAATGATCCAGTATGGGTTAAGTTTGATAGGTGATAAGATTGCTGATGAGAACCCTGAATATGAGTACCTAAGAACAACCAATGAGAAAGACAGGTATATCTTTCATAACCCAGTAGATAAGTTCGGGAGGATCAGAACACCTTGGCTTGATGATAATGATAAGAACATATATCTTGATGCTATTGTCTGGAGAGAGATGGTGAATACCGCTAAATGGATCACAAAGCCCGGTCAGACAGTCGTAAACAAGATGGACTTCTACTTACGTCAGCTATGGGAGAACGCTCAAGGAGAGACACTTATGGGCGAAACGTTGATGGGTAGGGATACAGCAGAGTATTGGGAACTTAGAGTCAGACACTTCATAGATGGACATAGAGGGCTACCGTTGAGAGAGACGCGAGACCTAGACCAAAGGTGGAAGTTCCTTATCCTTTGGGGTGTGAGTGCTTCGTCAGCTAATGTTCAAGGTTCAACAGCAGATGAGAAAGCTCAGTATAAAGATGATGTTGAAGAGGATTGGAACAGAAGAGCAAATGACATTGCTGATGATATAATGAGAGGAACCCCTACAAAGGACATACGTAACTTGCCAGACCAGACTATCCAGACCAAGATAAACCAGACAATGAAACGTAAGGATAGACGCAATACATATATCTTCAAAAGGAAATTACAGAAGGAAAAAGAGCTTCAGAAGAACAAAGCGCTCTGGGAAAAATGGAAGAAAAAACGTTGGTAGGAGTGGGTTAGCTTCTAGAGTAAAATAGGGGTTGACACGGTTCTTGTTTTGTGGTAAGTTATGAATAATCTTAACCCCACAAATAAAGGACTTGCCCATGTTAACACTAAGTCACAATAAATCCTCAATTATCCGCAGTTGTTTAAAGAAGTATGATTGGCGCTACAACCAAAAACTTACCCCCATTAAAAAATCATCAGCACTTACATTAGGTTCAGCAGTACACATGGCATTTGATATGTTCTATAACCGATTCACCGTCGAGGAAATTATTAAAGAACTTGTCAGGACATTTGACGAGAAGATTGGTGAAGTTGGATTACAAGAACAAGAAGACTTAGTCATTGCAAAATATACTGCTATCGGAATGTTTGCAAACTATCCATTTAAAGATTTATCTAAGTTCGAAGTGATAGAAAGTGAGAAAGCATTTAGTGTACGTTTGAATAAATTACGTGGGATTAGATATGAAGGTCGCATTGATGGATTAATTCTTAAAGATGGTAATTGGTGGGTTAGAGAGCTTAAAACTACTGGGTTAAACCAACGTCAATTCGAGAGCCGAATGAACGCATCATCTCAGTCAACTGGCTATCTCTATGCCATGAAACAGATAGGTTATGATGTTAAGGGAATCCTTTATGATTACATTAAGAAACCTCTCCTTCGCAAGAGAGTGAGTGAAGACCAGTTCGGATTTGGTAATAGGATCATGCAAGACTACAAAGAAAAACCAGCTATGTACTTCGGGCAGTTCTATTCTTGGCGCAGTGATACCGAGGTTAATATGTGGGAACAAGATATGATGGCTGTAACTAGAGACATCAGGCTCAGGAAAGCGTTCCCTCGCAATACTGACAACTGCTATAAATACAACTACGAGTGTCCTTACAAAAAGATTTGCTTTGAGGAATATCCAGACCCATTAATGATTAAATTATATTTTAAATATGAGGGAAAAGAAGTGCATATAAATAAGGACGGAATAATTGAAGCCAAGGAGGAGAAATGAGAAAGCATATGATGGTTGAAATGCAGTCTGGTAAGCCGATGTGTTTGAATTTGGATAATATTGTATATTTTTATCCAGTTCATACTGTTAGCTCACATTATTTTAAAGAGGACACAGAGTTTAAAGGCACCATGATTGTGTGCTTAGATAATAACCCCATAGTAGTAAAAACTTCTTATGATGATATTTGTAGAAAAATCAAGTTAAGTAAAAAAGAAAGGAGATTAAAAAATGGACGAAGACAAGAAAGTTTCAACAAGACAATCGACACAGTCTGATACTGGCATGATCTTAGATGCTGTAAAAGAGCTAACAAAGGTAGTAGCAGATGTAGCAAAGAAGATTGAAGTAATGAACATTGCACAATCTAAATGGATTAAAGCAGGTAAATTCTAAGGACCTAGGAGCTGACTAATGATAAATCTAAAAGAGTTAAAACCAGTAGGCTCAACGATTGACCGAGGCATATCCTTCATTATCTACGGCAATCCAGGTGTTGGTAAGACAACTCTCGCAACAACCCTCCCACCAGAGCAGACACTTATAGTCAATTCAGAGGCAGGGGATGGACCCTTGCTAGGTAAAGGACACATTGTCTTTGAGCTTATCAAGTTCGTTGAAGATGGTGAGTTTGAGAAGACCGTTGAAGACCTCTATAAAACGTTACGAACCACAGACCACCCCTTCAAATACGTTGTCTTAGATAACCTTTCTGAGATAGAGAACCAGTTATTGCTAAGTATAACCAAGCGAAGGGGTAAAGAAGTGCCAACGATTAAAGAGTACGGGGATGTAGCATTCAAGATGAAAGAATGGGTGCATCTCTACCGTGATCTTCAGTATAAAGGCATTAATGTTATCTTTAACGCATGGGAGTTTCCTATAGAGCTACGTAGCGCAGAAGGTAACCTCTTAACCCTTATCTTACCGAAGGTCTCTAAATCATACGCACCTAATATCTGTGGTCTAGTGGACGTTGTAGGGCACATGGAAGTTCATGAGAAGTCAGGAAAGCGTTGGATTAGGTTTAGACCTAATGACCAATTCTTATGTAAATCCCAGTTCGGTGGTATTGGTGGAGCCAATGACCAATCTGGCGAACCAGCTGACCTAATGGGGGTCATACAAAAACTAAGGAGTCATGATTATGGACCAGCAGTCACATGTAGAGTCAAAGAAACCCCAGACAACACTACAAAAGTTGGAAGAACGCAGACGACAGTTGTTGTACAGTCTGGACACGATAAACGCGGGAATAAAAGCCCTAGCAGAAAACCCTAATACTAATAAGATAATTGACGCTTTAAGCGTCTAAGAATAAAACGGGAGGGATTATGAAAGTAGATTGGAACGTTGATACAGAAGGAGGCGGGGGTCTCTATGAAGCGGGTATGTACCGTGTTGTGCCACAAGAGATTACAGAAGTAGAAGCAAAGTCTGGTAATATGCAGTTGAAGGTTGTTACTAAGATCACTGAAGGAGACAACGCAGGACGCAAGCTTACTGACTACATAACGTTGGTAGAGAGCTGCACTTGGAAGCTTGTGAAGTTTATTAAGGCTATGGGTGTTGATGTCACACAACTTGAATCTGTAGATACATCAAGCGGTAAGTTCAGGGCTATCTTGAACAAGTGTCTAAATAGATCAACATACTGGAAAGTTGAAGTGAAGGAAGAGAAAGGAAAAGTTACAGATTACGTGCTTGATGAAGAACAAACTGACACTGTAGATGCACCGGAGTTCTTAAATGACTAATAATGGTTGGATATGTCTACATCGCAAGATGATGGATACCAGCTGGTATTGCAAGCCTAATGCAGTCCGATTGGCAGTTCACCTTTTATTGAGTGCAACACATGCAGATAAAGACATCTTTGTTGGTACTCATAAGGTGAGACTGCTGAGAGGGCAGTACGTAACAGGTCGTAGAAGGTTGGCTAAGGCTGTAAACCTTAATGTTCAAGAGGTCAGAACTGCCCTAAAAGAGCTAAAAGACAGCAGTTTCCTAACCCTATCAGCTAACCATCTCTGTTCAATCATAACTATATGCGCTTACAATGCTTACCAGAATAGTGACCCGGACATCAACCAACAGTTCAACCCACAGTGGGTTAGTGAGGGTCATTTATTACCGTCCGAAGAGGGTGCTTCTTCTACGAAAGCCATTGATAATAAAGAGGATATAGAAAAAGATTCCAGCCAACCCAGTGTGGGTGGCGACGAGAAAAGACCGAAAAAAGAGGGGTCACTAACCACTAAACAACAAATTAACAAATTAACAAATAATAAATATAATATAATGGTCATTAAAACCTTTGAAAAGCTTTGGGAAATGTACCCGCGTAAGGTCAAGAAGAAACTTTCATTTGCACGCTACAAGAAATCCGTTAAAGACACAGTTGACATGCAGAACTGCTACCTTGCGTTAGTTAACTATAAAAACAGTAAAGAAGTTAAAGATGGGTTCGTTCAATATGGTTCTACATGGTTTAATGATTGGGAGAGCTGGGTATCTAACCCGGATATTCAAGCTGATTCTGAGATGGATAAGATCAAGGAGTTGTTAAAATGAGAAAGGGGAGAGCATGAAAGGAGCAATTTTTGATGTTGGAGAAAAATATGTGAATATTTTTTATAAAAATGGTAAGGACAAGGAAATAGTATTTGTTACACACGAAATATTTGGGGCTTGTGTTTGGAAGTGTGTAATATACTACAGTTATTATGGTTCTATTTGTGTAAAAGATACATATAATGGTGGCATAGATTTATTAGGAATATTTAATAGTTCTTCAGAAGCAGTTAAATATGTTATAAATTACAACTTTTAGAAAGGGGAAAGCATGAAAGTAAGAGTTCTTAAAGAATTACCTTTTGCAAAGGTTGGAGAAGTGGTTGAGACAAATTCTCAAGATAGTATTTTCTTATCAAAACGCAAGCCTATGGATGAAAGCATATCTAAGGCAGTTTACAGATTAGGCTATCCTTGTATTATTAGTTTAATTGACCAAGGCTGGTTCGAAGAAGTAAAAGAGGAGAGCTTAGATGAAATACTCCATGAATTATTATATCAATATATTGGAACAAGTGGTTGTCTTGCTATTGAAAATAGGATAAGAAAACATTATTTAGAGGTGTTTGATAAATTAGTTAAAGAAGATTGTGGAGGTTATTGTGAAAACAATGGTACAATTATAAATATAGATGTTAACAATGTAAGAAAAGCCCTAGAACAAGGAGAATAGGATGATAATAGGTAATATAGGCAATGACTACAGAGACCCTAAATACGATTGGGTCCCAAAGAGATGCCATGAAATAGCTAAGGAATACAAAGACAACCAGAAAGGTCTAGAGAGAGCATTAGCTATGTTTGTTGCAGACGAATTGCTAGATACTATCAAACCATTAACTAAACCTGCCCCTCCTGAAGCTGTTGTTCGTTATAGATTGTTAAATAAAGAGGATAGATATAGATTCGATAAGGAGAATCCAGACTGGCGCAGATCAATAATAGTTTCTGAATGGTCAGACAAGGCAAGTAAAGTCGATACAGAAAACAATAGTCATATACATTGGTTGAAAGAGTATCTTAAAGAGGACTTGAATGACGCGCAGCTAGGCAAGATCCGTGATAAGCTTAAAGAGTTCGTTGGGTTGGATAGAAACACAACAATAGCAGTTAAGCGAGTTGAGAAACAGTTTGGTGGACATGTTGTTGGTTCAACGTTTGCTAGACCTAAGGATATATTATATACAAACGATTAATGGCTCTCAAGTGGCGTTCTGGTGAAACGCATCTATCAGTGCTAGGAGAATATCCTCTAATGATGGACGATAGATTAAACAAAGAAGTTGGTATTGACGATGTAGGTTCAAATCCTGCCTTGAGAGCCTAACAGTTATACAACAACTATACTTTAACTATGCAGTATAGTCACAAAGAATAGGAGAGGGGAATGAAAGAATGGATAAGCGTTGATGCAATAGAAGAAATGATTAATATTAATTTGAATTTTGTGTCTAATAAAAACGGATTACACGGAGATGATTTTGTAGAGGTGGTAGCAAAGCAAATACACGAAATGATTTATGGAGTTCAACCACTACCAGAACCACCTAAGGAGGAAGATTAGATGGATGAACTAAAAGATAAATTACTTCCCTGTCCTTTTTGTGGTGGGGAAATAGGATTTATGGTAGGAGAACAGCAAGATGAGTTTGCAATAGGATGTAATAATGAAGAGTGTGACGTTGAGCCTTTGACGAAGATATATAGTTCTGAGGAAAAAGCAATCAAAGCATGGAACAGGAGGCACTTAGATGGATAACGAAGAATATAATTTTGACATAGATATAGAAACCTTAGAAAAAGATTATTTAGCTGTTCCTATCTCAAATAAAGATGGTTTTCAAATGAGGGAAGATGGAATTTTACTAAATGGCGATTTAATATTTTGGGAGCAAATATTAATGGTAACAATCGTAAACAAAAGTGTTTTGAATAAGAAAAAACATTGTATCAAAGAAGATATGGAAGAGTTATATGATTCAATACTAGAATGGCACACAGATAAATTGAAAGAGTATCAGGAAAGCTTGTTTAAGAGTGGAATGGTTGTTATGAAGGATGGAAAAATAGTTAATTTAGAAGATTTCTTTATAGAACCACCAGAACCACCTAAGGAGGATTAAATGAGTAAACCAAAAAGATGTATAGAGTTTGAAGGGAATTTCGGATGTACTCATTATGGAAATCATCTTACTTCTAATTGTAAGGGGTATGATACAGGCTGTTGTCAGTACAAGGCTTTTTATACACAACAAGATAATGAATGGATAGAGCCGAAACAAAAAGGGCATTTACTTAAATGTTGTGATTGTGGACTGGTACATAAAATGGATTTTAGAATAAAAAACGGTAAAGTTCAATTTAGAGCTAAAAGATGGAGGATTAAATGTCAGTAGCCGAGATTGAGAAGATGCCATAAACAAATGGCATATAGAGCAGTTAAAAGAATGATAATCTAGGGGAAAGCTAATGACACTAAGGAAAGAGATACTAAAGGAACAATGTTACTCCTGTGAGTTTAGAGGAGATGTCTTTAGAGTATTAGACTTTCCACATACGCATTGTCTTAATCCAAGCATAGAAAAGTGTCCAGATTGTGGAGAACAACAGAATTGTGCTTGGAATACTTTAAGAAAGATATTTGATTGTTGTGATAAATATAAACAAAAGGAGCATTATGAAAAAGCAAAGAATTGAAATAATTTATGATGGTAAACCAGAAGAAGAAATTGACACAAGAATAGCAGGACTACTAGAACATCCACCATTTAATTTTGAATGGGAAGGACAAGGATATAACATAAAGACAAATAAGAGGGATTTAAGTTTTTATCGGTCTACAATGACTGATTATAACAAGGACATATATGTCGATAAAACTCAATAATATAACCATGTTTTAATAACGTGTCGATAGGATATATATGAGGAGGTAGTATGAAGGCAGTAAGAAGTTGTGATAATTGTAAATATTGTTTTACTACTTGTTTAGATGGAGGAACATTTTGTAAGTTTGGAAATAAAAAGCGAGAAGGAGAGTATGTTTTGAATACTTGGAATAATTGCCAGTTTTATAAACGTATATGGTATAAATTTTGGATTAAAGACTAGGGGGGAGAGATGAAAGTATATAAACAAAATGAAAATTATTCAAGAATGGTATCTTTTGTTGCCAGGGATAAAAACGACGCTTATTCATTTACAGACAAAGTTTATAAGCCCATAACTGAAGGTTCATATCCCGAGGATGAGTTTATTTTAAGAATACCCATAGATATTTATATGGAATTAGCACAACTAATTAAAAAAGATGATTCTGTTCCAGACGTAGAAAAGAAATATGTTGAGGGAAAGCTAGAAGCTACAGAAAAACATTTAAAAGATATGAGAAGTCTTGTATTCAAACAAACGGTTTAAGCAAATACTGAGATTTTTTACCCGACAACATGTTCGCTAAAAGGAGTCTAACCCATGAATAGATAGAGTTAAAGAGGTGTCCGTTTTGTGGTGGGGAAGCAATAACGATTGTTAAGGAAGATTTAGGGCTTGTATGTTTGTCTTGTGGCCTACTAAAACCATGTCAATTACATTATTATGGGGATAAAGAAGAAGCAATCAAGGCATGGAACAGGAGAGTCAAGGATGAATAGACAGCCTTTTAAATATGATAAGTGTGCGTGGGGTAATAAAGCTAGGTGTATTTATCATAACTACCATGGAACACACAACGGAATTGTATTATGTGAAGAATTACTGGAAGGTAATCAATGTCCTATGAAAAGAGAATCTCGCTTAATCCATAGAAAAGGATGGAATGGATGAATAGACAGAAGGTGAAGAAGTATACACCTGATTTTAAGAAATTAAGTAAGCAAATCAAGAAAGAGAATAAACATTCAAAGTGTTGGAAATGTGAACATTTTAATGGTTTTTGGTATGATGGTGTAACTTATGATTGTCTTATAGATGGTACCCTAATGTGGGGAGATGAAGTTTACTGTAATTTAAGGAGTCAAGATGCTAAAGAAGAAGCCTAAGAAGAAAGAAATAAAAATAAAATGTTTACAAGGACAAATGAAAGAAGGCGAAAAGGAAATTGATTGCTCTAGTTATCCAAGAGGAATGAAGCACGAAGTATTATCACATTATCAAGGTGGGTATATGCGTGGATTATGTATAGGAGTTGATAAAACCCATGACGAATGGCAAGCATACATAATAGAGGCGGTTGAAAAGATACGACACGAAACATTAATTAATCTAAAGAAGAATAGTACTGGTTCAGCATTAGAGATGCTTGACAACCTACTTTCAGAGATAAAGGGTGAAAGGCGAGTTTGACTACAATATCCGTAAAGAATATCGGGTTATCCGAGGGTATTGACCTAGCGTTATTACTAATGTCTTACAGCACACTCACCAATCTAACAAACCAGACAAGGGGGAGAAATGAAAGATGAGTGTAGAATAAGTGATGCTATCATTTGTGTTAGATGCGATGAGTTTATAGCCCAAAAGAAAGGCGGTTTATGTTGGTATCTTTGTGGGAAATGTGCAGACAAACTAAAAGAGATGTCGCAGCATTATAAACAGCACGGATTATACGGAGTTATACCTAACAAACCAGACACAAAGGAGGAGTAATGACAGAGTACCAAATTGGTTACGTAGCCATTGTAAACTTAATTGGTCTTTCTATGGCTGCGTTGCTTTATATGGCAGGAGGTAGGAAGGATAAAGGTATTAGAAGGTTCGGCGCGAGTGCTCTTATCACAGCCACAGTTTGCGCATCTGCGATATTATTAGGGAAGTTCAGTTGGTGGTTGCTGATTCTTTACCCGTTAAAGATTGGCGAATTTATCCAGGGTTACGGTGGCAACGGTGACATACCGAAGCGGGTTCAGAGGTTGCTTATTGCTGGTACTTCTTTGGTTAGCGGGGTTGTGTTGTGTACGATCTTTGGAGGTGGGTGGTATTTGCTGTTCTTACATCTATGGCTAGGTCTAGCTACCACACAGTTTGCTTTTAAGAACCCAATACATGCCGCGGCAGAGGAGCCGTTGGTATGTTGTCTTAATAACCTAATTATAATGTTTTATGTATTTATCTAAGGAGGAAAAATGAAATATCTATGGTTACTATTAATACCGTTGGCTTTAATATGGCTTATGTTCGCAAGACCTAAGCTTGAAGAAGTTCAGCTAAATGAGATGATAGAAATAGAGGGCGAAGGGATAAACTTTGAGTTCCCTGACGTAACGTTAGTGAATGGAGTGATAGAATAAGTGAGTTATAAGAGCAGGGGTGCTTATAGCACAGGGCTTAAGGAATGTATAAACCTAGAGAAGTGTATTTGTATCTTTTGTAAAAGGAGAAGAAATGAGAAAAACAAAGATAGAAGAAATGAGAAAAACAAAGATAATGGTAGAAGTTCTAAGAAACAAAAGAGGTAAATGGTACTGGAGACTTAAATCTAATGCCAACGGTAGGATACTTGCGCACTCAGAAGATTATTCACGGAAACAGTCTTGCGAGAAGACTGCGTGGGGTGTGGCTTACGACCTGAAGGTAATTTGTATTTATGCGTAAGAACCAACGCAAGCCAGAGTCAATAAACGCTTGGACTCAAAAGGACTGGGCTCTGAAACAGAGTGGGATCGGTGTCTATCACACTATTCTATGGGCTAAGCCGGGCGGTGAATCGTGGGTTAAGGTTAAAATAACTATCGAGGAACTAGGTATTATTGACGAAAAGGTAAAGAAAATAGCCGAGAAAGGTTACCGTGCGTAGAGATGAGGAGTTATACCACCACATAACAAAACATTATGTCCAAAAAAGTAAAGAAACTAGAAAAAAGAGCTGCAGAACTATGGAAAGAGATATGCTTTGCAAGGGACGGCAAGAGGTATTGCCAGGTTCAGAAGCATTACCCAACGATAACCATAGCTCATAACGGACCGCTCCAGATAGATCATTGCATTACCCGGAAGAATAAACACTTCTTCTTTGAACCACGCAATGGAACGGTTGTATGTGGCGCTTGTAACAGAGCTAAACACTATAAGCAGAAGTCTATTGATCGTGCCATTGATGAAATCGTTATAGAACGCGAGGGGAAAGAGTGGTTTGATTATATGGTTGGAGTTGACCAGTCTATGAAACCGAATCATGGTTGGAAGAAAGTGTGGTGGTTGGAGCAGGTTGTAGCTGAATTAGAACAAAAAAAAGGAGTAACGGTGGACGACCCTCTTATTCGAAGACTAAGCCAACGCTTCTGCGATAGCTAGGTCTGTTTCGCTTTGTTTCTTCTGGTAAGGATTACCTTGTTTGGTCATTGGTACTATATTATTACATGATAAATACTCCTCTAAGTGTTGGCAATTTCTAGTACGCTTCCATTGCCAGCAATCACAATAAGGATCACCTCCTCCGTTGGGTTCAGTTACAGTGTAAAGCTTGCCAGGCTTACTCTTGCTTGGATACTGGGCTAACATCTTCCCCATTGAACACCTCCTCCCAGAGTTCATCAGTGCGTTCACCTGCTATGTCACATCTGGTAATGCAGTTTTCTACTAGAACTTCTATTCTTGTAATACGCTCTCTGAGTTTGTTTATTCCATTCAAAGATAAAGCACAACCAAAGAGCAATAGAATAATAAAAAAGTTCTTCATTATACCTCCTAACCTAGCATTGTTTGTATTGCACCCATTAGTATTTCTTCTGCGTGTTCCGGACAGATAATATTATTATCTCCAATTACTGTCTTAACGAAATGACCTTCAATCTGAGCACCTATGCCAACAATCATAACTCTTATGTCATTATTGTCACATATAATGTCTCGCTTGATACGGTCAATCTCATTGCTCCCAACGCACCCATCAGTAACAAGAACTAACATCTTATTACCATCTACTTCAGGATTCTCAACAAGGATCTTCTTTGATTCTCTGTAAGCGCCCAAAATATTAGTACCACCACCATATTTACTATATTCAGCAACCCAGTTGTTTTTGTCTAGGCGGTGGTAACGGTCATCAAAAGCGTTTACTTCATAATCAACAGCTATTCCCTCTGTTTGGATAACCTCATCAAGTAAGTCAGTCAAGCTTTTAACAGTAGAAACAAGAGTCTTGTCGCGGGCAGTTCTTGCCAACGGTAAGCCCATACGCATTGAGCCTGAACAGTCTAGAGCAAAGACAATCTTACTCAGTCTCTTCTTAACAATAGCGTCATCAACGAATAACTCATTGATTTCACCTGTAAAGAAAGCTATAAGATTATCTGTATCTAACCTTTTCCCATCTTGAACTGTCCTTTTCTCCTTTATACTTAATGCGTCAATAAACTTAGCTCTTGTTTGTTCTTTCAATTCAAGGGTAGAGAAACTTAAGCTCCCTCCTCCTTTGAGTCCGCTTCCTTTTCCCCAGACGCTTCCTGAGTGGAGATATTCGTCTGCACTAGAGCTATCTGGTAGCTTATTCTCTTCTGAAGTTCCTTTATCTGCTTTAGTTTCTTCTTTGCCTCCTCCGTTTCCTCCTGAACTACTATTACCATTTGCTTTATCAGCTGATGGTTTAGAGTTCTGAGTTGAATTACAATCATCTCCTTTGTTTCCTTGTCCTGTCCCTCCACCATCAACTCTATCAATTCCTCCAGCGTTGGATGTGTCTTGATTATTTCCACCATTTGTACCTCCCTCTTCTTGAAACTTCTTGATTATTAATTTAATCTGTTGCTTGGCTACGTCCCAATCTTCGTTTTGTAAGGCTCTAACTCCTCTCCGAAACATATTGTCTATGCCCCATTTATGACTAATGTCTCTTGCTTCTTTGTCTAAGCAATAATTACCAAAACCTTCACATTGTAGTATATTAGTAATCATGACCCTAGTAAGCAACGGTGCTTTCTTTAGATTCTCCAATCTACCTGGTTTGAATGAGTGTTCTTTATACATCTTAGCGTAGAACTTGTTAATATTAGGAAGAATGCCAAAGTTACGTAAATCAACTCTGACATCTTCCATTGAATTAAGAACATGAAACTCTGTCTTATTATCCCAAGTATCCTTAGGAATATTAACAGTATATTTCATGTGTGAGGCTTCGTGGATTAGAGTAGCCAGAGCTGGCAAGGCGTTTTCTTCTTTGATGTTCTCAGGTAAGTAGATGGTCTTGTCTTCAATACTCATCTGAGGTCCACCGATAGAATCATTGATAACAACCTTGATCCCACATTCTTCTGATACGAACTTAGCTAGTACATTGAATGTTTGTTTGTTCATTTATCCTCCTTCCTTGCGTCTTTTCCGCGGGAAAAGTCGCCCACCTTACCCATGATGTGTTGATAGATATAAGACATCTCTATCTTAGTTATTTGTCCATCACTGTATTTTGACTTGCCTTTCTTGTACCCTGTTGCTTTTAGTATTTCATCTAACATTTGGACTTTGGTTTTATTGCAAAGAGGACATAATTTACCAGCTGACTTGCCCCATTTCTTGGCAAGTACACTGAATCTTTTATTCATTGTCCTTCTTTCTCTTGCTTCTTTAATTCTTGCGTAGCTTATACTACCTTCTTTTGGAATTGTTGCCTCATCAATTAATCTTGGACAATCTAATATTCCTTCAAGAATATTTAAAACTTTCTCTAGTACATTGAATGTTTGTTTGTTCATTTCTACCCTCCCTTGGAACTTTGTATTCACATACAGGACAGCGTAACGCATAAGAACCAAGCCTTGGCATTAACTTCCTTCCGCAATTATCACATCTTAATTGTAGGTCTTCTCTTCCATCTGATTGTTTCACCGTTCCCTCCTTCCCTGCGTATTGCGGCGCGCAATCCGCCCACCTTATTATACCATCTTAAGGCGTTTCTTTAGACCTGATTGAACGGCTGTTTTGACTTCACTTGGTTTACCTTCTTGTAAATGCTGAAATACCTTCTCTTCTTTGAATATTCCGATCTCTAATCCCCACTTTCCTTCTATGCTGATGGCTCTCACGTAGCCGTCAGAGGCAACAAAACCTCTTGAGCTAGTACAGAACTCACCTCTACCTACAACTTCCTCTGTGGTGAGTTTCTCCCATAATCTATACATAGCTGAGAGGTTAGTCTTAACAGCCATAGACTTGTCAATATCCTTCTTATGACCATTATCACTAGGGAATATTTCATAATACTTATCGATTACATAAGTATCAGTGTAATTAGCTAATGGTTGAAACTGTTCCACGTGAAACACTTTAGTCATACTGTTCTCTTCAACTGGCTCTCCTTCATACAGGAAAGTAAGCTCTTGCTTAGAATAAACAGCACCAACATCATCAACCCACTGCCTCTGTGTTGAACCTGGTCCCAACACCTGACCTTGATACGTAGTCTTTTCAGATACAAGCTTGCCGTTGGGTGCTTTAGCTTCGATTGCTGGCTTCTTGTACTTGCTGAGGTTCTGGTATTTACTGTTGAACGTGATGTCTTTTGCTATAACATTTAAATTGTAAGCCACTATTTACCTCCTAGTTTCTCGATTATCCAACCTATTCCTGATCCTATGATAGCTATTGCTACTATTGCTACTATAAATACCAGATTTATTATGAAATATCCAACAGTAAGGCATAGTGCTAATAACACACAACCTATTAAAAAGTTAACCATCCTTCCCTCCTTGTCACTGAAGGGTTAATGCTATGCACAATTTCTCGCAACCGCAGTCTGTTGCCCTTCCATTCCCACCTGCTCCCCACTCGTGATTGTACATAGCATTAACCCTTCATTTACTCCACCCACCTAAGAACACATTAGCAAATCCTCTTGACCTGCTTAACGTCTCAAGTTTATCTTCATCTAACAACTCTGCCCAATTAGCTTGAGCTAATCTCCAGAAAGCGTCTTTGCTTTGTGGTTGACTAACTGCTTCCATGATACTTGTCATACCATCTTCAATACTCTCTTTAAGAGGCATACCTGAGGTGTATAGGTCAATTACATTAAATAACTGCCTAATACTAATGTCAACAGGGATATTACTCTTCTCGATTGTACTGATACAAGCAAAATAGAATGTAACAAACGCTTTTACATCATCTAGCGGTAATGCTGGGAATTTCTTTTGTACAGCTTTAAGTATGTCATTCTTAGTGAACTCTGGGTAAGTAATGTAAGTCAATCTGCCTAAGAAGTTACTAGGTTTAACATTACCACCAATATACTTAGCTGATTTAGGATTCTGTGCAAAGCCCATCTTGAAATGAGGATGTAGCTTGTACAGTTTGCCATTACCATTGTCCGCATCCTTGATGAATAGTTCTCTTTGCTGTAAGATCGCATGGAAGTCGAAGGTATTAGCATTAGATACTGCATTAATCTCATCCATTAACCATACACCTGGATTCTGAATAGCTTCAACAAACAAGCTTTCTTTAAAGATTACACTGCCATTCTCTATTGTCTTCTCTCCAAATAGTTTAGGTAACTTGAAGTCTTCATAACAGCTTAGTACATAGAATGGTAGTTTACGCTTCCAAGCATAATAACTATGACTGAACGTCTTGCCTGTCCCCTGTTTACCTTGAGTAAGAGGAAACTTACCTGAGTCATAATGAAGACCAAGACGCTTATCAACACCACGTTCAATATAATGGTCAAACTCACTATCTTGAGGAATATACTGTTTGAGCCTATCGGGAACTACAAATACTGGGATCTCAGGCTCTTTATACTGAATCTTTGGCTGTTCCGTTGGTTGTTTTATTTTAGGTGTGAACTTTTGATCACTTGTACCACTTAACGATTCTTTCATTATGATAAACCTGCCTCTAATGGTTGATTCGTCCATGTCATAATTATAAAAACGCTTGACGTGTTCCTTGATTTGCCAAGCTCTCACTTTCTGATGCGGGAATTTCATTAACAATTTATTTCTTAGGTCTCTTAGTTGATCGTCGTTTACTTGACTTATTGCCATTCTTTAGCTCCTTTCGTTTTTTATGTTCTTTAGACTTTGCAAGTCTTTTCTTATCATCTTCTTTCTTATCTTCTAGTTTTGTTCCTTGTATTTGATGCACTCCACAATATTTACCTAAACGATAAGAATTTAATGGTGTACCGCATATCTTACACCTACCAGGCTTCTCTCTACGTTCAGGCTTCTTACTAGCGTCATCACACTGACCTTGATACACACCATCAATGTCAACGTTAACTTTAAATCGGTCATCACCTATCATTTCCACTCCTTTCGTGCTATCAATACAGGATGTCTAAGTGAACCACTAGCCAAAACACCCTGATGTTCGATTGTTACTAAGTCTCCTACTTTAATATGTGCTTTATACCTGTTGGGTGCTTTAACGCCAACATATACAAATGAACTGTCAGCTAGTTGTCTCTTTATTTCTATTCTTTCTTTGATGTTATCAACGGTGTTTACTCTGTAATCATTTCTGTCTTTATACTTTAATTTAGCTTGAGTACAAGGACCACTAACGAACTTAGCATCCATTGGTTTAGCAACTATACCTTCAAACCCTTTATCTACTGTTTCATGGAAGAATGTTCCTAGTTCTAGAGTATTGTTAGCTATTGTAGCGTTGGGTTGTAGATGCCCTAAGCCTAGGTCTTGTAACATCTCAAGCCTAGTTAATAGGTCGTTCTGTCTACAGTCACCGTTATAACCTATTAAATCAAAGACAGCTAATTTGATGTTATCATCCTTCTTATGACTTAATAGATCATACAATGCACCTTTCTTACCTTCATTCCAATATACTTCACATAAGAACATGGCACTTAGAACAGCCTTTTCTTTTAATATTCCCTTTATTTCATTCAATGCGGGGAAGTTCTCTCTTGTTGTTCCATACTTGTTAATTGTGAAGCATTTACTTGGTATATTACCGTAATTCTTAGCTGTTTGATAGACAAGGAAATTAAACTCTCCATCTATCTTAACTTCAGCATAAGTAGGATACTTAAGACCCGTTGCGCTCCCACGCAGTTGTGGGTGCCCTATATTAGGGACTTTGTTCTTGGTTACTAGCATTTATACCTCCTAATCAAACCATTTAGGCATTATTGCCTCCTCTTATGTTCTGTTGTAAGTAAATCATAGCTAAATCCCTGTCTGGTGCTGAGAACGGACGACATACTTCTACAACGAAGTCATTACCTTCGCAGTCATCCGTATAATCTTTATGATCACCAAACCAACGCTTTAGCTGAAGTGATCCATTGCTATGTAAGTATCCCCACCACATAATGTCATTCATTTAGTTACCTCCTGTGGTTGTTGTTGCTTAATTAACTCTTCCTCAGCCTTATTAACCATTGTTACAAACTTAGGTAAGAGAGCTTTAGGCATTGAGATACCTTTCTGACCCGGATACCAGTTTTGTTTGTCTTTAGTGAACCATTCTCTAGCGTTGAAGTATTCAATACCCTTATACTCACTAAATGTTGCTCTTATTACTACACTGTCACTCTTTTGGAATTGATCTAGTATTGTGTCCATTGTTAAGCTCCTTAGTTATTTTATCTATGATTTTACCTACTGTTGGTTGAGAACACTTCCATCTACGAGCTATCTTTGTCATTGTCCATGTTGCAGGTGTATCGAAGTATTCTTCAGCTATTTGGTACTCTTCTTCAACTGTGAACAGCTTACTGCGACCCATTAGTGGTCACTCCTTTCATCAAAGTTAACTAAAGGTGTATCTTTCATTAACTCTTCCCATTCAGTAATACATTGTTTAGCATCATCGCTAAGGTAATCAAAAGGCATGTGATTGCCTTCATCTAAATACATATTACATTCATTGGTTATTGAATCATGCAAATGTGGGTCAGCACAATCATAATGAATAACACCATTACCATCTGGTTCTTCATTCATACCCACATACTCACCGATTACGTTGTCTAGTTCTTTGTACATTTTATTCCTCCTTAAATGTTATTGTTTTAGATAAATAGAGTGAGCATAACATACTTACCATTATTCTCATTGACTTCCTTGGGTCAATGCCATCAGCAAAAGAAGAAATAGCAGCCATACCAGCAATATCTGTGCCAACTTTCTTAAGAATATAATCAGTTGCTTTACCTAGTTCATCATTCTTACTATTATTCTGTTCTTTCTTACTGTTCTGTTCCATTTCTTCTATCATCTTCTTAAGGTTGTCTCTCATCATTGCTCCTTTCCATGTTATTGATAATGTTCTGTCTTAACTGAAAGAATACCTTAGGGTCTTCATCCTTCAATGTCTTCTCTAGGTCTTCCCATTCTTTGAGTTGTCTCTTCTTTGATTGGTTCATGAATTGACATACTGTCTTGGTCATCATACACCTCCAAATATAACTACGATTAATAAGATAATTATTGCTCCCATGATACACAACCCAACGATAACACCTGCCTCTTGTTGCTCTTTGACAGGCCTACATGATCTTAATAGCTGTCTCTCCTTAATCCATTCTGGTATGTGGAGATGACAGTAATACTGTCCGTAATGTAGCCTGCCTTCATTGTTGCAGTGTATGCACTTCATTATTACCTCCATTCTTAGTTGGTTAAGCACTTACGCATAAAAAATAGAGAGAGTGACCTGACCGAAGCCAAGCCACTCTCATTACCACTTACTTCTTATCAGCCTTCCAGCATTGCATACCAACACCAATACACTGTGTGCCATCTGCTTTAGTGTAATTGAAAGTACGGAATGTGATCATGTTCTTACTATCACTCACTGCTTGGTTGATAACAGTAGCTAGACCCTTACGTGCCTTACCATTGTAACTATCATCAATTAACGAAGTATAACCTAGCTTCATCTTACCCTTGCTCTTACTACATACTACGAACGCATCATCTTGCACATTACTCTTTGCTACCTTTGCTTCTAACTCCTTGATCTTTGCTTGCATCTCTTCTACTGTTGGTGTAGTCATCACTACCTCCTGTGTTAGTACTAGTCATGATAGACTAGACAGATTATAGAAGACAAGGCTTTGTCCTCCGAAAAGTATAGGACAAAGCCAGTTACTTATGACTATTACTCCGTGGCAGGTCTAGGGGGGGGTGGGGGTCTTCTTTGCCACGGTAGGCGGTATATGTACATGGGC